GTCACCGTCGAGGGCGAGGAGTACCGCGTGCGCGGCGTGACACCGGAGGTCACGGGCCACCACGTCGGCTACTACACGATCGAGGCGCGCCGCTGATGGGGCACGCCGCTGTCTTCGACCGCGAGCTCTCCGCCTTCGGCGCCGAGATCGTCGCAGAGGGGACCGCCCTGCTTCAGGAGGTGGCGCTCGACGCTCTGCGTGGCGTCGTCTTCGGCACGCCCGTAGGTCAGCCGCGTCTGTGGAAGCGCAAGGCGCCGAAGGGCTACGTCGGCGGCTACCACCGCGCGCAGTGGCAACTCTCCTCGGGCCAGCCGGCCGAGGGCCAGGTCGCGCGCCGCTCCGCAGGAGAGGTGCTCTCCGATGGCGAGTCCGCCGCTGCCGGCGTCGAGCTAGGCGAGACCGCCTGGATCACCAACAACGGGCCCGCGATCACGCGGCTCGAGTTTGCAGGGCACAGCTCGCAGGCGCGCGAGGGCTGGGTCCGTGCCGTCGTCGAGCGCATCCGGTCCAAGTACGACCTTCGAGGCTGACCAAGCATGTTCTCCACGATCAACGCCGAGTCGACGCTGAAGTTCATCTTCAACCAGACGGCGATGGCCTCGTCCTTCTTCAAGGACATGCTGGATGGATCCGGCGGTACGCCGGGCAGCGTTGGCTCTGGCAACGCCAGCAACCTCTCGCTCGCGTTGCACACTGGTCCGATCGCAGTCGGCGACGCGCAGACCGTGAACGAGGTCTCGACCGGCACGTGGGTCGGCTACACGCGCATCAACGCGGCCCGCACGACCGGCGTCTGGACGGTGACCGGGAACAAGGTCGAGAACGCCGGCACGCTCGCGTTCCCGACGCCGACGACGGGCAGCACGGACACGGTCGTGTCCTGGCTCTCGATCGGTTCCGGTGTGTCGAACCGCGTCGGCTTCATCGCGCCGCTCGCGATCGAGACGCCGCGTCCGTTCATCGCCGACGACGTCCTGGCGGACCGTTTCTACGTCCCTGGCCACGCCTACGTCGCGAACCAGGCGGTCATGTTCCTCAAGGTCGAGGGCGCGTCGCTGCCGAGCGGCGGCACGATCGTCGCCGAGGGCGTCGTCTGCTACGTGAAGGCGACGAACAACGTCACCGACACCTTCCAGGTCTCGGCCGCGTCGGGCGACGGCACCGCGCTCACCTACACGACCAAGGGCTCCGGCTACGTCGTCGCCCTGGGCGTGAAGACGGTCGGCATCAACGACCCATTCCAGTTCGACACGACCAACAAGATCAACCTCTGGCTCCGCTGATTCCCACGCCGAGACCTCGTGTGCGCAAGCACCTCCTCATCTTCCTTCCGCTTGTCGCGCTCCTGCTGATGGCATCGATCATCAGGGGCGTGCAGCAGGCCGGGCTGACCGCGGGCGGTCCGACGCAGGACTTCCCGACGGCTGGGCACTCGTCGTTCTCGACCGCGCAGCCGGTGAAGGCTGGGCTTTTCTTCCTCGCGCCGAGTACGGCGGCCGGGACGACGCTCGACCACGCGCGCATGTCGATCGGGTTCACGGACGGAACGAATCAGCGTTGCGTCTCGGTCCGCTCACGCGACGCGCAAGGCGTCAACAGCGACACGGTTCGGCAAGCCTTCACGAACCAGCTCGCCTGGATCTACGCGGCCTCGACGACCAATGCCGCATCAGCGATGGCCTTGTCGTCGATCTCGAACGACCGGATCACCGGGACCTACGGCACGCTCATGCCGGCGGCCTGGCTGGTGAACGCGATCCTTTTCGGGGGAAGCGACTGCGAGGCGTTCGTTGGCGACTTCGCCCTGAACGCGTCGGACGGCGGTACCACGGTCGTCGACTCGACGAGCCACTCGGGCTTCACGTTCGGCTGGGACCTGGTCTTCTTCGTCTCGCGTATCGCGAGCTTCAATGGCACGAGCACGACCCACGCGATCCTCTCGTTCGGCGTCGCGATCTGGGATGGCTCGGCGATCTCGCAGGGCTGCGTCTCTTGGTCGAACCAGAACGGCGTCGGGACCGAGGTCTCCAGCGTCGAGCTGAACGACCAGCGCTGCGCGCATGGCCACGTCATGCCGAGCTCAGGTGGAGACGAGTGCGAGATCACGGCGCGCAACGGCTCCGGTGGCTTGACAGCGACGACAAGAGGGGCGAACGCTTCCGGCTACAGCATCGGATTCCTGGCGCTGCGTCTCGGAAACATCTCCGGCATCAAACTCTTCTCGCGCGACACGCTCACCTCGACTGGGAGCGATGCCTGGACCGACGCCGGCCACTCGCCGCAGTTCATGCTCTCCATGTCGAGTTCGGCCACGGCGATGAATACGCTGTCATCGGGCGCGGCCGACGCGTGCATGGGCATCGGGGCCGCGTGCGGCGACTCCGGCTCACACGAGGAGTTCAGCTCGGCGATCATGGCCGACGACGGCGCGACGACCTCGGACACGAAGTGCGTCACGCACAACGTATTCCACCACATCCCCGACCAGTCTGGCGGGACGCCTGTCACGGCGGACCTGACTTCGATCCAGCACAACGGCGCGACGCTGAACTACAGCGCTGTGCAAGGCACCGCTCGGAAGCAGCTCATCCTGTCGGTCGGCCGGAACATCGTCCACGGCACGGCCATGAGCGTCGGCGGGTCTGCCCCGCGATCGACCAGCCAGGTTTCGCACGGTGGTCGCGCGCGTGAGGCGGCTGGAGCGGCGGAGCAGGCGAAGCCTATGAGCGCCAAGAGCGGCCGCGCTCGAGCGCACGCTGGTACTGTCGAGCAATCGAAGCCGGCTGTTTCGAAGGGTGCACGAGCCAACAGCGCGGCTGGCGCTGTCGAGCACGGCGTCGCGAAGGTCACGCACTCCGGGATCACGAGCGGTGTTGCCGGCGCTGTCGAGTCGGCGCAGGCGAGTTCCGCGAAGGGCGCGCAAGCTGCAGTGCCGGCCGGCGCCGTCTCGTACGGCCAGGCCACTGTGATCTCGGTGGGACAGGTGTCCGGCTTCTCTGTTGCCGGCGCGGTCTCACGCGCGTCAGCAACCGTCACTCACGGGGCGAACGCGCGCGCTGTCGCCTGCGAGGTTGGCGATGCTGCCGGCCAGGTCTCGCATGCTGGACGCGCCTCGGCCGCCCCAGGCGAGGTTTCCAGCGCTAATGCGACGTCCGCGAAGGGTGCGCGAGCGCGCTCTGCATGTTCGGCAGACGCGCAGGCCGCGGGGCGCGTGGCGCACGGCGCGAGCGCTAAGGCTGCCGCCGGCGCAGCGTCGCGGGCGACGGGCAAGAAGACTGCTGGTGCCCAGGCGCACGCCGCGGCCGGCTCTGCGCCGCGCGCGCAGGCGAGCGTGATCTCTGCCGGCCAGGTCAGCGGCTTCAGCGTCGCCGGCGCCGTCTCTCGCGCAACTGCGAAGGTCTCTCATGGTGCCAGTGCGCGCGACGAGGCTGGTGCGCCGGACAATGCCGCAGGAAGCGTCAGCCACCGCGGCAAGGCAGCGGCGCACGCTGGCGAGGTCGCGAAGCCTGCTGGGCGGAAGATCGCCGGAGGCCGCGCGCGCGACGCGTCAGGCGCCGTGGAGGGTGCGACCGGAAAGGTCTCGCACGGAGCGCAGGCTGTCAACACGAGCCGTGGTGGATCAAGGGCAGCCGGTAAGGTCGCGCACGCCGGACGCGCCAGCGCTGTCGGCGGAACCGGCGGCACGGTCATTCTCAACCCCATCGAGCTCCTCGGCTTCTACGCCCGGACCAGCCGAACCGTGCGCTCGCGCCTTATCGCGGTCGCCGGTGCGCTCCAGATCCAGCACGAGAACCTCCGCTTCACGGAGCCGACCGGCACCTGGGCCAAGGCGCGCGTCTACTTCGATGAGATCACGGATGCCGAGTACGGGAGCGGCAAGGTCTCCTACCTCGTCCCCGGCACGCTGGAGATCGAGATCCGCACGCGGCTGCGTGAGGGCAAGAAGGCGCTGCTAGAGCAGGCAGAGGCGCTCGCCGCTGACTTGCAGATCCGCGAGCTTTCGGGCGTCGTCTACGCCGCGGCCGCGCTCAGGCCGGCGAGAGACTCCGGCGACGACGAGTTCTCGGCCAAGCTCACGGTGCCGTTCCGCGCCTGGGACTCCGCCTTCCCACGAGTCGCTGGCGCGCTGCCGGATGGCGACGACTACTCGGACGCCGAGCGCGCGGTCCGTTCTCGCTTCGCCACCGAGCTCCCCGACGTCGCTGTGAGCTACGACAACCTGCCGCCGACGACGGGCGCGACCTGGGTGCGCCTCTCGGTCAACGAGCAGGAGGGATTCGACGCCGGCGGCACGCGCCGCACGGTCGGCGTCATGGAGGCCTCGATCCACGCGCCCGCGCTTACCGGGACCAAGGCCTCGCTGCGCCTGGCCGACCGAATCGTCGAGACCTTCCGCGCCGTCGACGTCGGCGGAGTCGTGTTCGACCTTCCCTACCTGCAGCGCGGCCGCCAGGTCGCGGGCGAGTGGGTCCTCCCCGTCTTCTGTCCGTGGTCTTGCGACCACGCGTAGGGCCATGCCGCAAGCACACACCGTCACGTTCGACCCCGGGCTCGCGGACATCGCCGGCGACCCGCGCACCGACGAGTACGTCGAGGTCATCTCCGACCTCGGGTACGGGATCCTCGTGGTGACCACCGAACGCGCCGCCGAACTCGTCGCGACCGGCGACTGGACGGAGCTCTAGGCCATGCAGAACCAGACCCTCGTCGGAGTCGTCCGCAACGGCCGCAAGGACGTGTACTGGTGCCCGCCTGCGAAGGCGAAGGAGCTCCTCGCCACGAACCGATGGGAGCCCGCGCTGCCGCCCCCGGTCGTGAAGGCGTCTGTGCCGAGCTCGAGCACCTCGCACACGGCGAGCGCGTCCGCGTTCCACACCGAACCGACCACGCCGGCGCCCAGCGCGTCGGCTCCGAAGAAGAAGCCCGAGTAGGAGCCCACGATGCCCGCACCCGCAGATGCCAGCCTGACTTCATTCCGCTACGCGGTGGAGTCGACGTGGAACACCTCGCCCACCGGCGCCTACCGCGAGCTCGCGATCATCAGCGAAGACCTCGGCGGCGACGTCGGCATGACGCAGTCCGAGGAGATCGTCTCGGACCGCACCCCGCCCGACAACATCCAGACCGAGTCGGGCGGATCGGGCAACATCGTCTGCGAGGCCAAGGGCGGCAACGCCGTCGACGGCAACCAGACGTGGGACGACTTCTGGATCGGCGCGCTCGCGCCGGCGGCTGGCTTCGCCGGTGACGCGACTTCGAGCTTGTTCACGACCGGCGTCACGATCACGCCCGCCAACGTCGGCGGAAACAACGACCGGATCACTCTCACGATCTCTGGCAACACGTGGAACGGCGGCTTCATCGCCGGAGGCATCGTGGCCGTCACGGGCTTCACCGGCGTCCGCGCTCCGCTCAACTCCGTCTACGAAGTCTTCTCGAACACCGGCGGCAACACGATCCTGACGCTGACCAAGGGGCCGCGTGTACCAACCTCCCCCGGTGTCGAGACTCCGACGGCCGGCACGCCATTCAAGGCGCAACTCTGCGGCACGATCACGAACGGGATCGTCCCGAAGTCGATCACGATGGAGCGCAAGTACTCGGTCGCGAACGAGTTCGCGCTCCTGCCCGGGTTCAGGGTGGGCCGATTCCGGCTGGAGCTTCGCCCGAAGCGCCCCGTGCGCCTCACCTGGACGATGCTCGGCAAGACCGAGACGAGCCGCACGACCACGATCAGCTCGAGCGTCGTGCCCTTCTCGGGCCGGAAGTCCTTCTCGGCCGTGTCCGACATGAAGGCCTACGCGCTGGGCGAGGACGGCCACAGCTTCGCGCTGAACGAGTTCACGCTCGACTTCACCACGGGCGTCTACGCGCAGGACGAGCAAGCCGGGACGCTCGGCCCCATCGACATCGGCCTCGGCACGCTCGGGGCGACGGGCACGATCGGCTTCTACTACCAGGCGGGAACCATCTTCGACTGGGCGCAGACGTTCACCGAGAAGTCGCTCTGGTTTGCGCTGCTGAACACGACGACGGGCGACGCGCTCGGCTTCGACCTCCCGCGCGTGAACTTCAAGAACCCGCGCCGCTCCACCCCGGGGAAAGACCAGGCCATCAAAGGCTCGGTCGAGTTCCAGGCCGCTCGCGGCACCGACCCGATCTCCACCAACAGCTACTTCGCGCGGGTCTTCCGCCACTAGGAGCGATCTCACATGGCAGCCGACGCCAGCCTGACCTCTGTCCGCTACGCCCTCGAGAGCGGAACGCCCACGGCGGTCTTCCCGAACGCCCCGCTCCCGGGCACGTTCGGCGTGCCTCCGTTCGGCGCGTACAAGGAGATCCGCATGGTCAACGAGGACCTCGGATCTGACGTGGGCATGGTGACTTCGGATGAGATCACTCCCGACCGGACGCCCCCGGACAACATCCAGACGGAAGCCTCAGCGTCCGGCAAGCACGTCTCCGAGCTCACGGGCGGCTCGGTTGCGACCGGGATCACCCACGACGATTGGTGGCTCTCGGGCCTCGGCGCTACGGCATTCACGACGCTTCAGTTCACCGCCGTCGGGGCGATGTCCGGCACGATCACGCCGTCGAATTCGGGCAACACCGTCTCGCTGCTGCTCTCGACCGGCACGTGGAACGCGGCCTTTGCCGCGGGCGAGTTCATCTCGTTCGGCGGGTTCACGGGCACGCGCGCGGTCCTGAACTCGATCTTCCGGGTCGTCTCCGGCGCCGGCACGGCAACGCTCGTGGTGGACAGCGGCGTGCTGGCGCCGGCCTCCCCGGGCACGGAGAACGCCGCGCTGGTCTCGGCCGCGCTTTGCCGCTCGGCGACGCCGGCCTCGATCGCGCGCTCCTGGGCGATCGAGCGGAAGTACAACCTGGCGAACGACT